TATCGATAATGCATCTTTCAATTTATTATCTGAAGATAACTATGAAATAATATCAGAAGATACCTCTAACATTGTTGTTGACTATACTCCAGAAACTGTACCTGATAATAAATTCGTTGCTGGGGAATTGGTTTCTCAAAATGGAGTAACGTTTGCTACTGTAGTGACATCGTCTGAAACTACTCTTGTGATCCAGCATATATCTGGAACTGCAGTAACAGGAGAAATAACCGGATTAACTTCCGGAGCTTCTGGTGCTGTTGCATCTTTGAATACTATATCAATTAATATTCCTGCTGAAGAATTAATTTACTGGGAATCTGTTTCTGTTTATGATTATGAAGTTGAACAAAATGCTAAGAAAAGAAACATTAAATTAATTGATAATAGATTTGCCGACTCAGCAACAAAAGAACTTAAAAACTTAATGTTGGTATAAATGGAACACACTTATGTTGCTTCTGATGCGGTTGAAATTAAAACCATTAAATTATCATCTTTGAATGGTAAAAAAAGTTATGACTTGCGAAAACAGGTTACATCTTTTAGCATATACGAAGATTTGCTGTTTCCTGTAGTTAGAGCTGAATTTTTATTAGTAGACGCATTAGATTTGTTAAACACTTTTCCGATTATCGGTGAAGAAACTATTGAAATTGAATTCGCTAATCCAGGGTTTGATAGAACTTGTAATTATACTTTTCATGTAAAATCTGTAGAAAATCAGATTAATTCTCCACAGGGTAAAAGTAAAAGTTATATTATTCGTGCATATAGTGAGGAGTTTATTCAGAATTTGCATCAAGTTGTTTCAGAAAAAAAACAGGGTAGTCCAGAAACTATTGTAACTAATATTTTAAAAAATAATTTAAAAACAAAAAAACAAATATTTGTGGGAGATCCAACAAAAGGAACTTTAGAAATAACTTTTACAAATAACCGCCCATTTCAGGTTATAGATTTTATTAGAAAGTCTTCTGTTTCAGGAAAATATAAATCTTCATCTTATGTTTTATATGAAAATAATAGAGGTTTTAATTTTTGTACAATAGAATACCTGATGGACAAACAACAGGGAGTTATCAAAGATAAGCAGTTTTTCTTTGATACGGCTGGTAAGATTGATCCTAAAAACATGAATACTAGAACTCTTATGTCTTTAGTGAATACCTCACAATTTGATAACACTAAAAAAATATCTCAGGGGTCATTAAATAATGATGTAAGAAGGTTTGACTTATTAACAGGAAAGGTTGCATTAACCAATTATAAAAATTCAGAGAAACAAAAAGAATTCAAATTTGGATCTAAACACCCATTACCATTAAACACTTCTTCTTATGAAAATCAATATGGATCTGACGCAGCCACTAAAATGTTTATACCGCACTCAAGTGATTTGCCTGAGAATTATATTGATGCCGCTATGGGATATAAGCATTCTTTTGTCACTAAGATTGCACAAAACACTTTTCAAGCTTATATTAATGGTGACGTTGCTATGTCTGTAGGAGATCTCATCACTATCAATATTCCTGCTGCTACTGGTGCTACAGATAACCCAGGTGACAATAGATTGATTTCTGGTAATTATTTGATTTCAAAATTAAGACATATAGTATTGAATGGTGTAAAATCATCGTATACTATGTCTGTTGAATTAATAAAAGGCTTTCATGAGGATCATTCGTAATGGCAAATAATAGGATGGGGCAAGACACTTTTCGTTGGTTTGTTGGTGTTGTTGAAGACATCAATGACCCACAAAAACTTGGTCGCGTTAAAGTAAGAATTATTAATGAGCATGATGATAAAAAAATAAAAACAAACCAGTTACCTTGGGCAACTCCTATCACACCAATCACGTCAGCTAGTCATGAGCAGGTGGGAACATCACCAACTGGTATTGTTGTTGGGTCACACGTTTTCGGGTTTTATTTAGACAGTAATGGCAAACAGTTCCCAATGCTTTGGGGAACTTATGCTAAAATGCCGGACGGAACTCAGAAAACTAATGATCTTCCATCTGAAGCTAGAGAAATTAATAGTGTTAATAATGCTTTAGTTGGCCCTGAGCCTAAATCTTCTTATGCTGCTAAATACCCACACAATCATGTTACTAAAACTAAATCAGGTCATATTATTGAAGTTGATGATACTCCAGGAGCAGAAAGACTTCGCACTTATCATAAATCTGGAACATACACAGAAATTAATAAAGACGGTCAAGAAGTATCTAAGATCGTTGGTGACGGATATGAAATTGTTGTTAAAGACAAAAAAGTTTATGTTGGCGGAGACTGTACAATAACGGTATTAGGCAACTGCACTATTAATGCCAAGAAAACAGTTAAATTGAAATCTGATAAAAATAGTATTGTTCTAGAGGCTCCTGGCGGCGTACAAGTTCTCGGTGGTTTAATGGTTAAGGGAGCTATGGGATCTAAGCTTGGTCAATCTGGTTCTTTTCACACATTAGATAAGGTCGTTACTTTTGTAAACGGCGTTATCACTGATATAACGTAAGAGGTTTAATTATGGATAAAACTATTAAAGAAATTGATGATATGGTGAATCAGATTAGCAGCACCATTGATTGTCAAGCTTTAGAGCTTTTAGTTCAAGAACATATAGCTGCTATTGAAAAAATTATTGCTGATAAAATTAAAGATCAACTCAGCATAGCTAAGAATGCTTTTCCTCTTTTAAGTTTACCTTCCCCTGATCCAGTATCTATTGTAAAATGGTTAGGTAAGTTAATCCTTGGAGACGCCTTCTTACAACTCCAATCTTATATAACACAGGCTCAAGAGATTATTGTTTTATCACGTGATGTTATGAAACTTGCAGATGCAATTAGTCATGTTGATGAGACTTTAAAAGCGTGTCTTATCACAATACAGGCAGAAACTTTAAGCACTTTGCAAGCTACTGTTGAAGCACAAATCCAGCCAATACTGAATAAAGTTTCTGAAACACAGGCTCTTATTGGAGTAATTACTGGAAACACACTAGTGCAAATTGACACCTCAAGCGCAGATGCCTTCTTAACTAGTACTGATAATAATTTAGCACTTATAAAGGATGGAATAAGTAGTTATATATCGACACCATAGGATATTAAATGGCCATAGTATTTAATGCAGATAAATTTACCCCAACAACAACACAGTCTTTGTTGTATAGTGATCTGTTCACCAATTTTGTAGCTCATCCAGATCTACACGATTTAGTTCTTAAGAAGAACGAAGAGGCTGTTAAACAGTCTGTTCTTAACTTGATTTTGACTAATCGGTATGAGAGACCTTTTCAGCCCACTCTCGGTGGAAATATTAGGAATTATCTATTTGAACCAATCAGTTCAGTGACTTCAGAATCTTTAAGAACTGCTATTGAAACTACTATCAATAATTATGAGCCAAGAGCTAAATTAATTAGCATTGCTGTTACCCCATATGAAGAAGAAAACGCATATAGTGTTTCTATAACATTCTATATTTCTAATATAAATACACCAGTATCCTTAACTACAATCCTTCACAGAGTAAGATAAAGATGGCGAACTCTAGTATTTCCCTAACTAGCTTAGATTTTGCCGACTATAAAAATAGTCTCAAAACCTTTATGCAGTCTCAGTCTCAGTTCAGAGACTACAATTTTGATGGAAGTAATCTAAGCACTTTACTAGACCTTCTCTCATATAACACTTATATGAATGCATTCTACCTTAATATGGTAGGCTCTGAAATGTTCCTTGACACAGCTCAGCTTCGGGACTCAGTGGTTCTTAAGGCTGTCGAGCTTAACTATACTCCAAGGTCATTCCGTTCTGCTTATGCACAGGTAAACATTGTTGTCGCTAATGTCACTAATAATCCTGCTTTGTTAACTATTCCTTCTGGTACATCATTCACAGGTAAGGCTGGTTCAAATTCATATATTTTCTCCACCAATAAGAACATTGTAATTAATGCTAGTACTGATGGCGTATTCTATGCTAACAACGTAGATATCTATGAAGGAAGTCAAGTAATAGATACCTTTGTTATACAAACAAATCCTGATAACGCACAACAATTTATTTTATCTAATCCTACAATTGACACTAATTCTCTAAAAGTAATAAGCGTAGAAAATAATGGCGCTAATGTTATCCCCTATTTCTTATCAACAACTCTCTTAGATATTAAAGAAACCACACCTGTATATTTCTTACAGGGTTCTGATAACAGCCAATACCAGATAATTTTTGGTGATAATGTTGTCGGTCGTAAACCTCTTGATAATTCAACAGTTGTTGTAAGTTATCTAGTAACTAATGGCCAGCTACCAAATGGCATTTCTATATTTAGTCCAAATGGACTTATTGGTGGTGGCACAGCTACGGTGACTACTGTTTCTGCAGCTCAGGGCGGTGACATTTCAGAAAACATTGAATCGATTCGGTACAATGCTCCTAGATATTATGCCACTCAAGAAAGAGCTGTTACAACTACGGATTATGAAACATTACTCCG